TCAAAATATCAGAATCCGCTGCCGTACAGATGCCAATGAAGACGGTTGCTAGTCTGATCGCAATAATCGCAATCGGAACCTGGGCTTACTTTGGTATTCACGAGAAATTAAATCAACACTCTACACAAATAGAGTTGATGCAAAAAGATTTAGAGCAAAACTCAGAGTTTAGAATTAAATATCCAAGAGGTGAGTTAGGTCAATCAGCTGGAGAGGCAGAGCTCTTTATGATCGTGGAGCACGTCAGTGGTTTATTAGAGGATGTAGAAGCAGAAATTAAAGGTATGAGAAACAATGCTGTTAACATAGAGTTTTTAAAAAAAAGAACTGAGAAGTTAACTGAAGATGTGGAGAAGTTAATTAGAAACGGAAGCGGGAAAAATCAATGATAGAAACTGTATTTGCACTTATTCTAACTTTAAACGGTTCAATGATAGAGCACGTATATAAAAACAACCTCAGCGATTGTTTGAAATCCAAGCGTATCGCGCAGAACGAGGTCAATCCAGAGCGAGTTGTATTTACTTGTAAAAAAGTAAAAGCTCAAACAGAAGTATATATGGATCGAAAGAAAATCATTAAAATATTAGGATAATGGAAAATACTATTGTAGTTTTTATCTTGCTTTGTATTGTAATTTATGTAGGGTTAAAGGATAACATATGAAACTTACAGCTAACATAACTCTTGATGAGTTGACAAAGTCTCAAGTTGCGGAAAGAAAAGGTATAGATAATAATCCTAGACCTGAGCAGATTGAGAATCTTAAAGCATTGGCGGTAAATGTATTACAGCCAATACGATCACACTTTGATAAGCCACTAATTATATCATCAGGATTCCGTTGTGCCCAGCTTTGTGTAGAGATTGGAAGTTCAGTTAACAGCCAGCACGTGGCGGATGATGAGGCGGCTGCAGCAGACTTTGAGATACCTGGTGTAGACAATAAAGAATTAGCAAAATGGATTAGAGATAATCTTGAAGTAGACCAAGGCATATTAGAATTTTACAAGGACGGTGAACCAGCTTCGGGCTGGATACACTGCAGTTATTCACGTAATAGTAATCGACAACAATGGTTGAGAGCTATGAGAGAAGATGGAAAAACTGTATATAAACCTTGGCTAGGCCAATGAAGATAGGCCATTTAACATCACAAATTGTAACCGGTAATTGTCCTGAGTGTCAGACAGACACGATACTTGTAAGTTTTGAACCAACTTTTTTTAGATGTGTAAACTGCGGTGCAGATCTAGAGCAAAAAGTAAATGGTGTTATTAAATATGTTATTGCAGACTCTAATACAGATTTTAAGATTAGACACCTAGACGATAACCAAGATGGCTAAAAAAGGTAATTTTTTAAATAAAGCTGTCCACGAACCTATCCACCACAAAACCTCAATTGGACGTAGACCTAGCTTGCAAAAAATGAACAAACATCGTAGACGTACGTTTAAATTATACAAGGGACAGGGGCGATAATGTTTGAAAAAATAACAATAATAACTCTTTTGTATTTAACGCCTATGGGAGATATTAAACAACATAGTTTTGAAATACCATCGAAAGAAAGCTGCAGTTCTTGGTTTGAAAGAGAAGTAAAAGTTAACGAAAGAAAAAAGAGAAAGTTATTTAGTAGTCACGTTTATCACACATATAAAGGCAAACAAGTTATTGGATATGTATGTGGTGGAGAAGAGCCTCAATAAATAAGGTGTTCGTTTTGGGTTTTAAAATTAAATGTCTGATTGTGGATAGCACTTAAAATTAACTACAAGTTTATTTTCATTTACAGAATCTACATCTAAACTTTGCAGCACTCCAATAGAGTTAAGATAACCTGCGGTTGCACAATCGTAATGAGTGTCGTAGACCGGTCGCACATCACTAGGGGGCAAACAAGTCTGAAATGTGGCAGAACAAATGGTCATAACTAACATAAACTTCACTTGACAACTCCTTTGACTATCCTATATTATGAGTTAAAACAAAAAGGAAAGATATGACTGATATAAAAAAATATAGAAATGTATCTTTACCTCATTCTGTTTATAACAATTTGATTAAGATATCAAAAGTTAAAATAGACGGGGCGACATTATCTATAAGTAAAACCATAGAGATACTTACCAATCTTGAGGTTAAAAAACTAAATGGTAAGATGAAGAAGGAGAAAGAATAATGTTTAAATTAACTAGACAACAAAGAAAAGATCTAATGGCTTATATGTGGACTAGACCTTATGGTGAGGTAGCTGCATTAATAGCGATGTTGGCTTCTTTAGAAGAAGAAAAAGATGGGAAAGACAAAAAAGATTTGTCCTAGATGTATGGGTAATGGATACTTCAAAGTTATGGAGAGTCCACAATTTAGGAGAGATGTTATTGTTCAATGTCCAATGTGTAACTCGGAAGGAGAAATAGATGAAGACCCTAGCTATGATTATAGTGGTGTTGACCTTAACAAGCTGCAGTAAAACAGAAAAAACATTCGATAAGCTCTATTGGGATCCAATTAAAGGGTTCTTTAGAATAACTTATGGAGTAGCAACAAACTAGAAAGGAAAAATATGAAACGTAAAAAAATGAAGCCGTCAAGAGTCTTAGAAATAGGTAATATATTTCAAAGATTTATGGATAAGCATAAGACTTTAAATCACACTGGATCAGGAATTTTTATAAATGCTCTAAACGAACCTGAAAGAGATTTAGAGATTAATTACAAAAATAAAGATTACTTAATAACAATAAGTGAGGTGTCTAAAATATGATAAAACTATTAAAACAATACGTAGAAGAAATGAAAAGAGCTAACGATCTCAAAGAAAGAGAGTTAAATCAAAAGTATGGACCAGAGGTTATCTCTTCAGTTGATCCATTTAATATGAATGGCAGAAGTTTATATACACCTAAACAAGAAATAACTGTGCATATACCACAGCTTAATAATCTTGAGTTAAAATCACCTGACACAGGTAATTCTAATTGGACTGTGTTTTCATCGGGGGCAAGAGGATGAAGAAAAAATCAATAACAATAGTATTTAAAAATTGTCGTGACGATGTTGCACGAACATTTTTAATAGATATGAAACAAAACATTCAAGCGTACAAAAGATGTAATAGACGAGACTTTGCAAAAAGAAAGTCAAACATAACGATAAGGGGGTTAAGTGAAAAACAAGCTGATGTCACAAATGAATAAAGAGAGGGATCTTAAACCTAAAGAGCAGACTAAAAAAGGACAACCAACTGCTGCAGACTTACAAGCTCTACAAGATGCTGGTGTAGATTATACTGACTTTTTAAAAATATTCTTTAAAGGAAAAAAGAATGATGAATGATTTAGATTGCGCCAAAGAACAAATACGTGTTTTAGAATTTAGGAACGCGAAGTTACATCAACATAACGAGAAAATAGAACGTGAGATATTAGAGTTAAGAAATAAAATAAAACAGTTAGAACATATGCAAACCGATCAATTTAGAAACCAAGGGGATATGTAAAGTTGTGTCAGTAAAAAATAAAATAAAAAATAAAAGTGTTTTCAAAGATAAAAAATATAATGATGATTATAAAGGTGGTGGAGCTTATAAAGCTCTGCTTGCTATGTTTGCTAAATATGTAAAAGATAAAAAAAATTCTAGGTCGTAGTACCTATAATTAGGCAAAACGTTGTGGCCTATTAAAATTACAACGCTAACTCATAAAGGAGAAATATGACAAAAAAGAAAATGACTAATTGTTTCGTAACAAGAGACTATAGTCTATTCAAAAAAACAAGAGGCAACAGACCGATTAAACAATCGCACGTAGAAAGAATAAAAAAAGCTATTGCTGCAAAAGATTTAAAGTTGCCTATCTTTGTGACCAAAAAAATGGACATCAGAGACGGTCATCATACTTTTCAAGCCAGAAAGGATCTTGGTCTTGATATCTATTATATTATAATGGAATCAAGTGATGCTTCTGATATGGCATTGATAAATGCCAATAGATCTGGGTGGACTTACGAAGACCACTTAAATTTTTATTGTGCTTATCAAAAGAAAGACTATTTGATACTAAAATCAAAAGTTAAAGAGTATGGTATGCCTATACAAGAGGCTCTTGCTATCTTTGCAGGTGGAGTAAGACTACAAGTTCAAAAATCAAATGATTTTAAAGAAGGTAGATTTAGTATCCTCTCAGGTCAATTAATTAGGTTTGACCGGATAGCTAAAGAGATGACCTACATTAGAAACATTCTAGATGATGGATCTAAATTAAAAAGAGGTTTTATTAGAGCTTACTTAGTAGCTGATAAACATCCTAAATGGGATTTTGTTCGTTTTAAGGCAGCGATGAAAACCAAAGGTGCTAAGTTATTGGGTGCAGTTTCTACTGAAGACTACATTGCTCAATTTCAAACTATCTTTAATAATGGTTTAGTTTCTGGTAAAAAGATAAGACTATCTAGATTTTTTGAAGATAGAGAGTATGAATCAAGACAAGAAACTATGCATTAATGAAAACAATTCCTGATTTAATTACCGATATAAAATGGTATTATAAACGTGTTATCGATAGACCTCTGTCGTGGATGGAGGCTATCGGTAGCAGGATGAACTCATACGCTTGGCAAAAGCGTTGGGGAAACAGGGAAAAAGGGACAGGCTACAAGCGTGGGAAGTAAGCTGCCTTTAGACAGAAAACATTTAAATGTATTGTGGAATCATATTAATAAACCCTCTTATCAAAGAGAAAGACCTAACTCACAGAGGAAGTGTCATATTTTAAAAAAAGATTTTTTTCAGCTTTATATGAACCAAATTATTTTTATGAAAGAAAAGTATCCAAAAACAGATGGCAAACTTTGTATGTATTGTGAACAACCTATGACTTTTGTTTCTGCAAAGGAAAGAACAAAAGCCGAGAAAAAATTTAAAGTAGGTTATGTTGATAAACCAAGAAATCATATTAACACAAATATGTCTATTGATAGACTAAATCCTTTGCGTCCGTACGAGAAAGGTAATATTGTATTTTGTTGTGCGGGTTGTAATAAAAGAAAAAATGCGGTGACTCCAACAGATATATTAAATATAATGAGAGTTTACGAAGAAATGGAAAGATTAACAGATAGAAACATATGAAACTACTAGATTTATTTAGTGGTATCGGTGGCTTTAGTTATGGTTTAGAGAAAACAGGTTTTAAAACCGTAGCTTTTTGCGAGATGGATAAGTATTGCAAATTAGTGCTGCAAAAACATTGGAAAGGAGTTAAGATATATAATGACGTTAAAGAAATCACAAAAGAAAGACTTAAAGCAGATGGAGTTGAAGCTCCAGACATCATCACAGGAGGTTTCCCCTGTCAACCGTTCTCGGTCGCAGGCAAACAAAAAGGAACAAGTGACGATAGATATCTTTGGCCTGAGATGTTTCGAATCATCAAAGAGTTTAAGCCGAGGTGGGTTATTGGAGAAAATGTCAAAGGTCTTGTTAACCTCCAAAACGGCTTGGTCTTCGAGACTGTGTGCACTGACTTGGAAGGAGAAGGATACGAAGTCAGGGCGTTCAATATTCCAGCTGCAGGTGTCGGCGCCCCCCACAGAAGAGAAAGGATCTGGATTGTGGCGAACTCCCGACGCACATTGCGACAGGGGACCGAGCTCCGAGAAAAGAATGAAGATGAAACTAGAAAAGAAAATGCCGATCAGCATCAACGATCAAATAGCCCATCCAAATCTAATGTGGCCAACGCCAACAGTGAACGACAGCAAGAACAATGCAGGACCGAGTCAGTTCAAAAGGAAGGGAACGAACCTCAACGTAGCAGTAGCCAAGCGAGGCACGCAGGGTGGGAGTCTGAACCCGACGTGGGTCGAGTGGCTAATGGGATACCCGGTAGAGTACACCGACTTAAAGCATTGGGAAATTCTATCGTCCCGAAAATCGCGGAAGAAATAGGCAGAGCTATAATGAAAGCTGAAAATGAAGTGGAATAAACTTTACTACTATCCTCCCTCTACCCGTAGCACGACAGACGGAATACGAACCTATGACATTGGTAAAGAAAAATTACCAAGTGTTACAACGATATTATCTGCAACGCAAACCGAAGAAAAGAAAGCCTCTCTAGCAAGGTGGCAGGCTAAAGTGGGCAAAAATGAGGCAACAAGGGTCAAGCAACAAGCGGCCTCAAGAGGATCTAATATGCACCTATTCCTAGAAAAGTTCATTTTGGGTCAAGGACACGATGACCTAACTGAAGAGGGTAAAGTGGCTAAAAGTATGGCTCAGACCGTCATAGACAAAGGATTAGGCGACTTACAAGAGATATGGGGGTCAGAGGTTACATTGTGGTATCCAGACCTCTACGCAGGCGCTACGGACCTTGTAGGCGTATATGACTATGAAGATAGTATTATTGACTTTAAACAATCGAACAAGCCAAAAAGAAGAGAGTGGATTGACGATTATTTTATGCAGCTAGCAGCTTATGCTATGGCTCACAATCAAATCTATGACACTCAGATATCGCAAGGTGTTATATTAATGTGCACCCCAGATAACTACTTTCAAAAGTTTCAAATAAAAGGTAAAGAGTTTAAAGAATATAAATATAAATTTTTAGAACGAGTAGATAAATATTATCGTGAGGTACACATACAAAATAATAAAGGATGACGGACAGACAGACGAGATAGAGGCTATGAGTTATAAGAAAATGCTCAAGACTCTATCAACGAAACTAGCCCCTAACATTACTGTTCAAGTCAGATACAAGAACAAGAAAGGCCACGACCTTGTTAAGTTCGAAACTATCAAGAAACCCAAAGACTAGTGTCCATTTTGGGTTTGTGGCTAAAATATGGTAAGATTAAGGCAGTTTAAGAGTAAGCTTAAGACGCTTGCACCTTGCTGCTAGAGACAGGCGACAAGGGACAGGGAACGAAAAGTGAGGTTTTACGCCAAAGTCACCCCATATATATGTTTTAAAAAAGTAAAATTTTTCAAATCAGCGGTTTAAAAAATGAGGTGTCGGGGTGTCAGAGGTGACTTTTGTTATATACCAACGTTTTTAGACGTCATTTGTTTAGTAGGACTTAAATAAGCATTGATTTTACTATGATTCTTGCATCTAGGGGCCGGGAGGGACTTTTGTTTTCAAAAACCCACAAAAAATATTTTAAAAACATATAGGGGGTGTATAAATAATTATGCCTAGAAAAAGAAGAAAAAGTGTCATTACTGATAAAGCTCCCGATTTACCTTATTCAAAAGTAAGAGTGGAATGGGTTGATTGTGTAAGTGATTCTGGTTGGGCTACTGAAAAAGAATTTGAAAAAATGAAATTAGCTAAACCCGTTAATGAGGGTTGGTTGTTCTCAAAAGATAAAACAGCAATAAAACTTTTTGCTTCTTACGATAAAGATGAAGATGGATATACCTTTGGTGATAGAACAATGATACCAAGAAAATGGGTAAAGAAAATAATTAAACTTTAATGTTTAGACTTTGTTATTGGTTTTAATTTTTTAACTTTGTCTTTTAAATCATCTACCTCAACACCTTCTAATATTGGCGAGTATTCGTTTAATATTGTCTTAAGTCTTTTCTCTAATTCTTCTGCTGATAAATCATCTAGCTTACCGGTTCTTATAATTTTTTGTTCTATATAAAGCCCTGCCGCCTTGCCTCTTGCAACCTCTGCATTGATAGCTGCCGAGTGTGCACCTCTTTTTGTTGCGTTATCCCTTAATTTTCCTAATTCTGCTATATGTCTTTCGTAAGTCACCTCGTATTTTTTCTGCCACTCTTCTCTTAACTCACCAATATATTTTACCACTAACGGATATTTTTTAGGTGATTGTAGCTCACTTGCCGTTATTCTTGCTCTGTCTTTCTCATAACCCGCCTCTATGGCACATTCTGTTCCGGTTTTTCTACCTTCATTTGCTACTACTAATTGAGCAAATTTCATTTGTTTTTCTGTTAATCGCTTTGGTAATCCCATAATTTGACAATTAAGGTAATATTGCGTAAAAGTCAACATATGATAAGTGGTAAAATAATGGCGGAGCAGCTAGAGAAATTTTTAAAAAGTCCGACTTGCCAAAATGCTAGAGTTCAAGTTAAATTACCTCAAGGCGAGTTTCATTCACCAGATGGATACTTTGATATTATTTCAATGAGCTTGATGGAAAATAATATTTTAGGATCTAGAGAGACACATAGAATAGTTTTAGAACTATCTACAACTGAGTCCTGGCGTATGGGTAAAGTTAAGAAGAAACTTTAATTAAATCCAATCTAAAGTAGGTTTGCCATCATAGTTTTTGTCAAATACAAACCAACCAAAAGCCATAAGTCCATTTCCACCAAATTTAACTCTTCTTGAAAAAACCCAAATATTTTTTAATTTATTTTGAATAAAAACTTTATTTTTTCTATTAATACCCTCTAAGAAAGATAATTTATTTAACATTGCAACCTTACCTTTGGCTAAACTTAAAGCCCTAACAGTGAACTCCGTTGATAAATTAAAGGGAGGGTTCGTGATTATGTTGTCTATGTCCATCATAGAATAATCCTGAGTTAAAAAATCTATGTTAGATTTACCATAACCCCTATCAATTAAATCTGTAGAATCTACAGTATAACCATTTTTTATTAAAACTTTTGACATCGCTCCATCGCCACACGCACACTCATAGATCCTACCAATAAATTTTTCTCTATCTAAAAGTGCTTGCGTGGCCTCGGGAGGTGTTGGATAAAAGTCATTTTCTTTTCTATTTTTATTAGAATTATGACCAACATAAGCTAATATGTTTTCTTTTTTCATTTTTTAACCAATCGCAGCTTTGGCTTTGGTTTTAATACTTCCATTTCTTGCCTAGCTTTTCTTTCTTTTTCGGCTTTGTGTTCTCTATACCAAAACCACAGACCCGAAAATATAGTGCCACATATTAATATTTTTAGTTCTAACGGCATTTAAAGTACCTCCTTGTCTGTGCATCTACCCTTTTTATGTTTTCATTATCTCGCTTAATTCTTTCTTGGTTGTCTTTTTCTATTTGCAAGAGCTCGTCAAAAGTTTCATTTCCTCTCAACTTAACACCAAAGAAAGATTTTAATGTATTTACTTTTTTATGGTCTATTTGCATTTTTGCTCCTTTCTATTTATTTAATGGGTTTTTTTCTTCTATTTGTTTCTCAACCTCATTAATTCTCATTTGTATGTGCATTTTTTGGTCTTTAAGCTCTGCTAGTCTACCATACAAATTACCCATTTGGCCCATCTCTGTTAAACTTTTTGTATATTCAAACAGTGAGTCGCCTTCTTTATTTAGTTTCATATTCACTCCTTTTTAGTTTTTTTGCTGTCATCCCAAAAAGCCAATAATCAAATATGGCCAAATCGTTATCATTATTATTATATCTGATATGAAAAGCCCACTTGTCTTGCACCAAAGTGTTTAACTTTGAGTCTTTCATTATCGCTTTTGGAATACTGTTTAATTTGTGTTCTTCTGTATAAACTGTAAAAACTTTTTGTTTAAGAGATAAATCGCTTTCTGGAAAAATAAAAAAACCACACTTATTTGGTTTAAGTTCTGTCAATCCCTCTAAATATAAGCAATAAAAGTCTTTACATTTTTGAGGTCTATTTTCATAAATCTTACAATTACTGCCGATTGTACAATTTTTACACCAAGTATAGCTTTTTTTAAAATTTGGTATCTCTGGCAGCTTACAACACATATTACAATTTTCGCATTTATTCATATTTTTTAAACTCTGGATTAGTAGTTCCCTTTTTATTTGTAAAATTAATTTCAATAAGATGTTCGTCAGTATGATGAGGTAATATATTCATAGGCACATCTCTTATATCAATTTTATTACCCTCGGAGTCTTCAACTAAATAATCTTCTAATGAAAGATTTTGTTTTCTCTTTAACTTAATTTTTGCATCTATTGAGTTATCAATGAATTTTTTATTTAACTCGTCTACCTCACCTTTTTTTAACAAGGCATATAAAAACAATAATAATTCATTCGCTCTTTCAGTAGCTTTTATTGCGTAAGTGTCTTTTTTCTTTCTAGGAATAAACTTAACAACCTCTAATTCTCTTAATTTATAAAGTTCTATTCTAACTTTCAAATCTAATTCTTTTTCGTTAGTGTTCCATCCTTTTAAATTTAATAAATCTTTAAATAACTCGTTAACTTTGTCTGCAATATCTCTGTGAGTCATTTCAGTATATACTCCAAACTTTGAGTAATTTTTTGTCAATATACCTAATAAAACAAAACACAAAGGAAAATTTAAACTTTCTTTTGTTTTTCTGCCAATATAATTATTTAACTCTGTTGTTTTTTTAATATTAGACATATTTAATAGATACCCGCATTTTTTACAGTTTCAAGTTTCTCCATTCTTTTATTTCTTTTCTTTCATATTTACTTTTTTTCTCTTCTTGCTCTTCTTGAAAGTCCGCGTAAGATTTTGCTTTGCTCTCATAGATCCCGTGAACCTCCTCAATAAAACACTCCGCAGCTCCAGGTCTAGCGCTACATATCTTATTAATCTCGTTTATTCTTTTATCTTTCCAGTTCATTTAATAATACCTCCTCTTGGTAGTTTTTTATCTTTTGTTAAAATTTCACTTAAAAAGGCAAAGTGATTATCAAAAGCTAATCTAAAGACTTTATCAATCTTAAATTTTTTATAAACTTTATTTTGAAAATCAGTGTCCTTTAAATATTTTTTATTTCTCATATTAAATAGAAAACGTTTATTTATATTTTGCCAAGCTATAGGATAAGTTTCTTTAA